GGTAGACTTTTTAATATGCCGCTGTCTATACTGTCCCAAAGTTTCTTTTCCATTTATATCCTTTATTCAATTTTAATACCGTGTTGATAAATTTTAATACTGTCTTTAGTCAATCTAACCTGCTCACCTTCTGCAACATCACGGGCAACATACAGACTGGGATTGATTATAGCGCCATGGCCAATCTTAAGTAATCCCGGTTTATAGGCTTTAGCCCACATACCAATATAAACATCATCACCAATATCAGCATGTAGTCCTGCTTGTCGTTGTATAATGGTATTTTTACCCACTATCGTGCCGTGTGCTAGTCCCACAAAATCGTGTACTTGGCAGAAATCGCCCAATATTGTGCCAGGTTCAATCATAGCACAGTAGGCAATATATACCCCCTGCCCCACTGTGGTGCCTGTACCGATATAGCTGGTAGGATCAATCAAACTAATACAGGTTATATGATGTTCCTGTACTAAATCAATCAACATTTTACGTTTGATCTTATCACGTACATGATTGGGATCAATGGTCCAGTTCGTGGCTATAAAGAAGTCATGAGAGTCTTTATAGTTGCTTATATTAGTTTCTGTGTCTAGTATAGGGATACCGAGAAAGTCTTGCTGATTCCCATGCCAATCACTGTCTAGAATTCCTGCAACTGTTAGTCCTTGGCGTTCAGCAGCATCTTTATACCGTATGATATTAGCGCAAGTGCCTAAAAATATTAAAGGTTTTGACATAATATTAAGTATATAGTATTATAATAATAGAGTCAACCGACTATTGATATAAATAATATTGCAACGCCGATCTTCAGTATCGACGTCGAGTTAACCGACCTCTATGTCTTGAATGCGTGGGCCCGTTAATGTCGTATGTGAGTTCTTCACTAGCAATATTATTTTAAAGATTATATAATATAGTTTCATTAGGAGAACTTTGAATGAAAGTCACAAAAATTCCTGGTCTAGGACGCTTCGGTGTTTATATTGACGATATAGACCTAAACAATATTTCGCATGAAGAATGGATGGAGATTGGTAAGATCCATTTAGAATCATTGGTAACAATCATACGTGGTAATGATTTAAACCACGACACATATTACGATCTATTTAAACAATGGGGTACACCACGTTATAGTCGACCATTGAACTTTTATTTAAAATATGGTAAACCAGTTAAAGAGTTAGTTATGAAAGACTTACTCGACGATGGTGATAAAAACGAGCTACGCTTAGGACGCTTGTGGCAAATTGATAAACGCCGTCCTGGCATGGTACGTGTAACGGGTAAATTAAATGCTAAAGGCGAACCGTTAGGTATTTTTGATAACGGTGAACTTAAATGGCACAGCAATGAATGTGCCGATCCAGCTTTTACACCCGGTGTAGCATTGATGGGCTGGGAGTCGATGCAAGGTAGTTGTACAGGTTTTGCTACTACTGTTGATTGGTATGAAAAACAATCAGAAAGTTTCCGTAGCGAATTAGACGAGTTAATCACTGTTAATAACTATCGCCCTTTAAGTCTTAATCCTGTGCTTAAAGAAGAACAAGAGCAGTTCTATAATAACAATCAATGCCCTATTCCAAACGGTGAAGTGCCGTTGGTAATTAACAGTCCAGGTGGCATTAAGGGATTACATTTACCTGCTACTACTTTCGACTATTTTAAAGGCATGAGCAAAGAAGAATCTGATAAACTATACAACAAGATTTGGAATGAGGTTATACAACCTGAGTATATGTATGAGCATTGGTATCAACGTGACAAAGATATCTTGATTTTCGATAACAGTATTACTGTTCATAATCGCAAGATCGAAAATAATGGTATTAGTCCTAATCGTGTTGGTTTACGTATCCAATTTGATTATGATTATCTTGCAGGAGACTACGAACCATTCTACCAAGAGCAATATAATATCCAACGTAGTGAACGTATGAATCTCATGAAGATTGCCACCGAAGGATTGGTGTTGGCAGATTAATGATCGACGTACGAACAATAAGGTTTTTTCAAGGACTATCTAAGTCAGATACTTCCAATCACGATTTCTTTGAAGAAGTATTTGACATTGATCCTGCTAAACTAGCTGACATGCATGAAAAAGCCAAGACTATACATATTCCACCTCGCATAAGAAAAAGATATCGTTGGTATAATGATGATCACACTGGTAATCTATACAGTGTAGATCTGTGCAATGTTGACGGACGGCCAGCACATGAGCACTATCAAAAAATCTTTACAGATCAAGCAGTTAACGAGCCGCACTTACAATGGACAGATGGTATGGAGGATTTCCGTGATATACTAACACCCATAGGCAAGCATTGGCGATGGGTTATGTTAGTACGCATCGATCCCATGGGTTGGTGGGGGCCACATGTCAACGTGCCAGCGGATAAAGATAAAGACTATACTCTATATTGGATCCCACTCAACCAAGTCAAGAATCGATTCTTCGCTAGCCAGAACAGCGGATATTTTGAGCCACAGATAGGTAAGGCATATATACAACGCGGACACATATATGAATATTCAACTATCAATCTTGGTAATGAACCTATGTATAACATAACTGGAGTTTGCGAATGATTACGCCTTGTAGAGTAATGATCAAAGCATTAGAACCTGTCGCAGAGTTCGCTGTAAAAGTCTACTGCAACGATACTCAATTTCCTTACATGATCGCTGATCACGGAGTGCATTTTGATATCTATCGTAACGTAGATATGTATTTCTACAGTATAGACTCTGTGTTTGAATGTCCAACAGATCAGTTAAATCGATTAGCGTTGGTTTGGTCTAAAAAGCCTGCTGTTGACATGGAAATTGATGATATTGAGATAGATTATCTATTCATCGATAAAGTTAAAATATTAGATCATACTAGTTTTTTACACGCAAAAACAGACACACTGTTGGATCCACCAGGCGAGTTTAGTTCAAGTTATTGGAAGCCAGCCAGTTGGATTAACAATCCAGGTATATTTTACCTACCGTTTAGTTTACCTATCGAAAAATGGTGTTTCAACAATGATCGATCATTCAGTATTCTACTATCAATCTAGGCCTAGAGCCTATGTACAACTTACTAGGTATTGCGACCTAGTTATTCTTTTGGCGCTTCTCTGCTAGGCTTTTGGCTTGTTGCTGGATCACTGAACTTACGATTTTTACCAGCCGCTTGAGTAGCTTCTGCGTTAATCATCAGATTAAGAAATGCTCTACGAGTATGTGGGTCTTGGATCCCATTCGCTAATTTTTTACTGGTTTTTGAAAGATTAAAACTTGCATTGGTTTTTGCCATTGTATTTCCTTATTTAATTTTATCTAAATATTCTGCGCCGAATTTACCTTGATCAATTTCGCATAAAGATTCAACTACAGGTTTGTTTGCATGTTTGGTACGATCTCCGTGTTTTTCTGCAAAACTGCGTTTATTGGCAATCTCACGAGCACGATACGCACCAGCCAGAATCATTTTGTAGCGATTATCATCAAATGCTTTTAAACAATTATCAATATTGTATCTCTCTACGGTGTTTATTGTGCTTTTCATAGTGATCCTTAAGTATTGTAGTTTTTATATTATAAATGATTATACTATGATTGTCAATGATTTTATATGATTAGTTACTCTCTTAGCGTCGTTAATATTCATATATTTTAATGGTTGAGTTAAAAACTTAATAGTATCCTGCTTGGTCCAATCAATCGCATAAAAATCAGCCCAAGTATTGATAGCGGCTTGAGGGACTGCTGGATAATGTTTCCATCCTGTGAGCTTATTTGTTTTATAAATCCCTAACAACTCAAACTCACTTAACCATTTAGGTTCACCTAATTCTCTTATATTAGGAATAGCGTCTAACCACGAACATTGATTACGTTCTTCTATTAGCTGTTTTAAACTAATCCAATCTTGCTTGCTATATGGCATGAGTTCATTAACAAGACTGTAATTTAATACTCGTTTCATTCCTATAAGTTTTTCTACCATTTCTGCATATAGTTCTTGATAGGGATTCCAAAGATTTTCCGCTTTAAAATTAAGGCTTCCGTCTACAAAAAAATCAAATTGTTTCAAAGGAACCTGATCGCAATCTTGTAATAAAAAATAATCGCTATCAAAATGATCAAAAGCACAGAGCTTTAGTGCCTGTTGATAATACCAATGATTATGTTTATATCGGCTTAGATCATAGAATTGTTCAAAATATAAATCATCTAATAATATATAATTAGATAGATTTAAGTTAAATTCTGGAAATATGCTGTCTAATTTGTGTTGGGGGTATGGACTGATAATATAAGTTTTATCAGGTATCGGATTTAATTTATTATCAAAACTTAAGGTAACTGCCGCTTCATTAATCCTACCTGGACCAATTGTCAAAATACGTGTGATCATTACACAGGAAAGTTTATATTAACTAAATCGTGTAATCCCCAAGTAATACTCATACCTGGACTAACGTCAGGAACACTACACCACCCACTAAGTTCAGGGTCGTCTACATGTGGATTTGTAATGGTTATATTGGGCTGGCCACCAAATCTAATAGGTTTACCTTTAATAGCTGTTTGCCAGTTTAGTTGGATCGGTTCACCATCTAAGTAGAAATCTACAGCGTAAATCTGTATAGGTCCAAGTGTCTCAGCACTGTTAATCACAGTTAATGTAACATGAGACATACCAGCATACTCTGTTGTAAACTCAATTTGATCTGGTTGTGTTTCTGTAATATGTTTAAACGGTGCAGTTATTTCTGCATGCTCTACTACTTTTTCTCCACCAAATAGTATATCAACCCATGCAGGCCCAGTCAATGGAGAACCTTTACTAACATTTACTACAACTTTTAATTGTTTTGACATATTAAAAAATCCTTGATAATATTTTTATTTGCTGACTCTAAAACTTAATCCTGCACTTGTAGGATCTACTGCACTGGCCTTGCTTTCTACTGTTACTACACCATCAACATTAGCCGGCCACAGTACATAGGTTTCTAATGTGGCTTTATTTGGTTGTGTATAGATCTGCACAAAGTTCTCACTGAGAATTTCTAACACGCAGGCTTGGAAATTTTTAATTGTGCCAGCATTAACTATGCGTTGTATTTCTTTGCTGACTACATAATGTAAGATACCACCAGGAGTAGCATTAGCACTAAGTTTCCTGAAAGTAAATGTACTAATAAATTTTTGTAGTTTTGCTGGTAACTTAGTTTTAGCTGATTTATCTTTACGGCTGGCATCTACTGCTATAATATCTGCTGGTTTCCAAGGTAGGAATTTAGCAAATTTTTCGTCTATGGCGCTAGGATACGTTGCAGCTAAAAAGTTCATTAATTGGAATGGTTGCTCAATGGTGCCGCTGTTTTGTGCTACCTGTATGAATTTCACAGCATCTTTATATTGTTTGCGTTTGGCGATTTCATCAGTGATCTTTAGTCCAGTTAAACTGGGTGCAGCACCGCCGCCTGATCCTTTTGAACTTAGATAGATAGTATGCCCTGTTTCTGCATCCTGTATAGCAAAGCTGTCTGCTAGTGGGGTATTGCTCTTAACAGGGAAGTAAAGCATACTTGTACCAAGATCTCGCCCGATAAACTTTAAAAATGATTCACGTTTAGGAAAGTCTGCTGTTCCTTTGTACATGGCCAATATACCTAGGTATTCGCCAGCATAGTCTATCAATGCTTTAAGTTGAGCATTAGTCAGACCTTCTGGAAGTTTAGGATCGTGTCCTTTGTTAATCTGTTGAGCACAACTAATAATTGCTTGACCATAGTTGCCCAATGCATTTAACTGTTGGCTGTTAACAATCTTGCTGTATAAGTCTTTAACTTTAAATGCGCCTGCTTTCTGTAAATCTTTAGCGGTGGCTAGATTAACATCAACATCTGTAGTTTGGAACACTTGTGGAGGTTTAACTGGTAGTTGCTCTTTACCTGCTAGGCTAGCATCAGCTGGTCCTTGTCCTGTTGTGGGCACACTTTGTCCACCGAACTCAGTGGTTTTAACCAGTTTGCTTGTACTAATAGACTCTTTACCATCTAAACTGCGTAATATGATCGAACCTTTAGCATTAGGATTAAGTAGGAATTTTTTAAGTTCTGGAAGTTGTTTAGGATCTGCTATAAACTGTCGACCATCTACTGTTATGAAAGGACTTTTAGCCTGTATCTTATGGACAAAGGCGGCAATTCTTGATTGATATTTTACTAGTTCTGAAGTAGATAAGTTACCTGCTTCTGTTATAAAGTCGTGTGCTCGCATGATAATGTATTTATCTGCGTTCTATATCTTCTTCTACGCAGGCAACTCCGTATTGTATTTCAACAATTTTACAAGATTCTTGATATGGATTAAACAATCTATGCCATTGTTCAATGCTGACATGATACGTTTGATGTTTAGTTAGAGGTATGTGAATTAATTGATTTGATGGCAATGTATATTGCTCAACTATACAACGCCCATCAGCAATCATCCATTCCTCTGTACGATCATAATGTCGTTGCATGGTCAGGCTCTGTCCTGGTTCGATAGTAAGTTCTTTCACTTTAGTGCCAGGAACTTCGTGTAAAACGCGATAATAACCCCAAGGACGTAGGGTCTTGGGTGCCTTCCATTCTTCTAGGATCCAGCTGGAACTATTCTTTTTATCAGTGCCACCGACCCCAAATCGAAATTCTACATTGGGTTCTGACATCTCCGGAATGTTTTCTGCTGTGCGATCGCCACCGTTGGCAAAGATGATTTCGCTATTAGGATACAGCATCTTGACATTGCGTATGGCTTCTATAGCATGATCATCTGTGTCATTAAACAAGATGCAATGATCTACCATGCAGAGACTTTCGATAATCTTAATACGTTCATGGCTGGGCATAAACTCACGACCTTTTTTACGGCGTAACCAGCTGTCGCTGTTTACACCAACTACAAGAACATTACCTAGGAGTTTAGCCGCACGGAAATATTCTATATGCCCGCTATGCAGTGGATCAAATCCACCAGTTACCAATACTACCCTATTTACCATGCTTATAGCTCTTTCTAGTGGGTGGTGTGCTTTTAATTATTAAAGGTTTAAGTGCTGGAGTTTCTTTTGATTTAGGTGCGGCTTGAGAAACCGTGGTTTTATCAGACTTGGTGATTTCATTAAATACCCCAACAGTTTCTGTAGGTTCAGGAAACTCTATACTCTTGCTTTGATAATCGATAAAATATAATTCTTTATCTAACCACGGCATACAAATTTCTTCTTGTTTAAGGAATCCATTGGCGTTAATGCTATCAACTATTGTGGGGTGTAATAAATCCTTATCTATTAGATCATACCAGGTAGTAGTTAAAGGGTCCATTGGTGATATGTCAGTTTTATAAACGGCCATGTTGATCCAAGGATCTTGGAACTTTTTCAGTAGATACGCATCGCGACAATCAAATCCATTCACAGCCAACATGTAAATCAAATTGACTGGATTATAATGGAAATAACAACCATTATATCCTCTGCTATAGTGCTTGTTGTATTCGATACCTGTGTGCTGTGGTACGCTGAGTAATAGCATGCCATTAACAGTCAGATAACTGTTCCACATGCGCAGAGTTTCTAAAGGATTGATGCTATATTGCAGACTATCGTGAGCCCACATAAGATCTATACTCACTGGGAATAGATGTGGACGATCGTAGATATCATGCACTTTATGAATGTTTTTAAGATTAGGAACTTGTGCTAACCGATCAGCGTTATTGTCAACTGCAAAACAATTAAAGTTATAGGGTTCTGGAGGATCATTGTAATTTTCTAAGGTAGCCCACCAATGAACATCTTCACCTGTACTGCATCCTAGATCAGCCACATGTCGTAGGCTTTCTAAGAACGTATCATATTGACGTATAGTTTCTAATATAGGTAAGCTATGTCTAACCAATTGATGCGTCCTCCATGCCTGCTGTTCTTAAGCGTGTTACATGTCCTAACATGAAGTTCTTGCTTTCAAGTCCTTTCATGATGCCCAACCATTTGTTACGTAATAGTGCTACTTCATTGATGATAGTTTCAAAGTCGATGACTTCATCTTCACCATCAACATACTTTTCTGCGTCACGACTAGTCAGCGCACGAGCGTATCCTTCCAGATACTTTTGGAAGTGTTTCTTGCGTATTTTTCTTAACTGTATGTTGAGATAATTAAGAACTGCTTCAATCTCTTGTAGTTGATTAAAGCGTCGTTCTGTAATTCCGGGCAGGCCAGCAAGATTCTTTTCTATGTTACCATAGACTCCAACTTCCTTTCGTGCGTCTTCTAGTTCCCGTTCATAATGCTGTATGAAATCAGGAATACTACCTAAACTTGCAACTACTCTACTATACCACATTAATAATCATCACTATTATCTTCAGTGTCAATAGCTTCATCTTCTTCATCTTCACCTAGATATTCCTTAACAGCTCGACCTAAATAAGCATCAGTACCACCAAAGGCCTTAAGATCACTTTCAGTAATGTTATGATCGGCTACTACACTAATCACATGGTCTGCGGCGGCCTGGCGATCTTTCTGTGCTATGTACTCTTTGGTGGTTAACCAAATATCACCTAAAATATCAACTTCAAAGCTCATTCTGCTGTCTCCTCTTCTGTTTCTTCAACTACTTTTGATTCAGTACTTAGCAAGTTAACATTAGAACTAAGTTCTTTCATAACTTTGTCTAAACAGCCGTCTTCGTTGCGTTCCCACGCCTTACGGAATTGTTTAATAGTTGTTTTATCAGCAAAGGTATAAACCAAACTATTGCCTTCTTTCTTAAGCAAGTTTTTAGCTTCTAACATATCGGTCAATCCACTGTATGGACTCATACCTGTTTCATATGGAATCTCTACTTGCACTGATTCAAACGGTTTAGCATATCTAGTCTTCATGATTTTACAAGCAGCACGGATACCGTTAACTGTTGTAGTCTTATTACCATCAGCGTCTGTTTTAAGTTTAAGTTTACGCATAGCAACTACAATAGAACTAGCGTAGATAAAGCCTTGACCGCCTGATATCTTATCATCTGGATCAAACATATCTTGGCTTGCGTATGTATGATTTGTACAAACTAATCCTAAGTTCAATGTACCAAACATGTTCACGCAGTTACGAACCAGTGCTGTTAGTGCTTTAGGTTTACGACCCATATCACCCTTCATTTCACCTGC